ATGGCAGACACCAAGCCCAGCGAACAAGGCAAGCAGGAAGGCATCGAAGAGAGCCAGCAGGACCGCAAGCAGGATGAAACCGCCAAGCAGCGGCCGGCGCAGACCGATCAGGCGATCCACGATGCAGGCACGCGCCGGCCGGAGCGCAAGGACAATCCCGAGGGCGCGTAAGCAACCCGCGCAACCTGCAGAAACAACAACGCCCCGGAAACCTGGTTTCCGGGGCGTTGTCTTGAATAGTGGTGGAGCCAAGGGGAATCCCGGTTAGCCTGTAGACCCTTGTGCCAGTAGGGTGGGGCCACCCCTTGGATGGCGGATGCCCCCACATATGCCCCCGCTTCATGCGGCTTTCGGCAAACCGTCCTCATTGACCTGACGGGCATCCATTTTTGCCTGAATCCATCTGTCGATCTCGTCCTCCGACCAGGCGACGCAGTTGCCCCCGAGGTCGATCTGCGCAGGAAACTCCTTTTTCCGGATCCGATCGTAGATGGTGTTCTTGGACAGGCCGGTCCTGGCGACAACCTCCTTCAGGCGCAGCAGGTTTGGGGTTCGGCGTTCGGTTGTGCTGGTCATCTGGTCTCCTTCGCCGCGGTGCGCGGCTGAGTCATTTGGGGAAATGGCGATCACGCTGCGTTGCCTGTGGCCAGGCCGGGCAACCGCATCTGCACCACGTTGTCGGACACGGCGGGCTCCGCCGCCCGGCGAACACGGGCGGGCCGGTTGACCCGCCTCCATTCCGCGATCGCGGTATCCGCGTCGGCGTGCTTACGGGTCGCCCGGCACCGGCACTCAACGAAGTGGCCGCCGCCGGCAGAGATGCTGCGCAGGTCGTGGATGTGGCGCGCGCTGTGACCGGCGGCGCAGGCCGGCAGCGGCTCGGGGTGGCTGATGTGTCGCTGTGTCATGCGAACAGCTCCGGTTGGATGGGAAGTGCCGGCGGCGCCGGGCGGACTGGGCCATGCGGAACATGCACCAGAAGCCGTGGCCGGCCAGCCGGCGGGCGCGGGCCTCACCGATGAGCACGCGCGCTGTGTGCTTGGCCTGGACGATCGAATCCATCAGACGTCCTCCCGCAGCCTGGTGCGCCGGTCACGCGGCGGCTTGACGGTGGCCAGGGTGGTGGGCTGCGCAGAGAGCATCGCGTCCAGCGCCGCATCCAGCCGATCCGACCAAAATCCGCCGTCCCGGTACGCCCTGCGGAACGCAGCGCGCATCTCTGGCGTCACCCTGTGCGGCACCACGCAGAAACCGTCCGGCGCGGCGCGCAGCGCGTAGGTCAGCGCGGTAATGGCGGGATCGGAAGCCGGGATGTGCCCGTTGCGAACAAGTGCCGCCAAGCCCAGCCGGCCATTCGATTCATGCACGACGGCCAGCAGCTCACGGGCCTGCTGTTCGATATCAGCCATTGGTCGGCTCCTTCTCGGGTCCGAAGAACTCTGCCAAGCCCAGGTAGATGGCCTGTCCCTGTTCGTGAGTCATGTCGATGGAGATGCCGCAGCCGGTCAGCTGCAGGTCGAATGCGACGGTGTTGACGATGGAGGGCGCGCCTTCCTCGCCGGTGATGTCGATGGCGACTTCAGCCATTGCCCACCCCCGACGCTGCATCGGGCTGCTGCTCGGCCGGGAAGCCCATCGCCTGCTCAACCAGCAGCAACGTGCGGTCGCGGCACTGGTTGAAGCCCTGGCGCCACGCTTGCCCGGGCGTAAGGTCATCCATCTGCCCGCCGATCAGCTCGCTGAGCCATTCCGGCGGAACCAGTTGGTGCAGGTCGATGCCCTGCGCGGGCGAGTAACATTCAGCCGCTTCCATCGCGTTCTGCCACGGGCAGTTGTCGCTGCTGTGCTCACCGATCTCCACGCCGGTGATGCGCTCGATGTGGGACGCCAAGTCGTCAGCCACTTCGTGGTAGCGGTCGCGCTGATCGATGGTTTCGCCAAGGGCACGGTCGAGCTGTTCGGCATTCCACCCCGGCTGGCGGGCGGCAAGAGAGTCGCGCAACAGGCGTTCCAGAACCTCCACACCTTTCGTCCACCCGTTGAGGCCCACCGTCGGCAAGGCATCCTGGATCCGCTGAAGTACCGCGCGGTCTTCGCCGCTGAGGTGCAAACCATCCCCCTGCACCTCGCCAGCTTGCTGCTCGCCAGTTGCGGCGAGGGCGGCGGCAAGCGCCTCCATCCGGGCCAGCCCTCCGAACTGCAAGCCCTCAGCACCAGCTGCGTAGGCATCGGCAAGGGCATGAACGATGACCTGCCCCTGCTGCTCGGCCAGCTCTGCGGGCTGCGGCGCGATTGCATCGGCCAGGGCGCGCGACAGCCAGCGGATGCGGTCCTTTGCTGCGGTCAGGTAGACGATGCCGGCCAGCGCCTTACCGGCGGCCATGTCTGCCATGGTGGGCTGCTCGTTGCCGTGCAGGAACACGGCATTGGCCAGCTCGTCGTCGGTGAGGTTGCCCAAGGCCAGGGCCGCGCGCTCGAAGGCGTAACGGTCGCCGTGCGGGTCACGTTGCCCGTCCGCTGCCCAGCGGGAAGACGGCGTGGTGGTGTCAGACATTGCCGTCTCCAAGGTCCTCACGGGTGATGACGTGCTCCACTACAGTCCCGACTTCCCAGAAACTCGGAGCCTCGACCGAGTCGGCCCAAGCCGCGATCAGCGATTCAAGCTGCGCACGCTGCTCCTTGGTCGCGTGAACCAGGTAGTCCTCGGCATGCTCGCCGGATATATCGAAGGCTCGCACGCTGATGTCATCGATCACGGAATCGGCATCGACCAGCTGGGCCGCATTGACCGGGACCACCTCACCGATAAACAGCGTTTGGCCAAGCTCAAATTCCCGGCCGCTGTTCAGCGCTTCGGAGATCGCTTCTTCGATACTCGCGCAGCGATCCTGATAGGTCTCGCCATCGGTGCTCCAGCTGTACTGCTTCGGGTTTCCGGTGTTCATTGGGTGTCCTGGTTAGGCGGCTTTGCACTGCGCGGCCAGCGCTTCAAGTCGCTCTGCCTCGCGGATGTAGTGGTCGTGCCGGTCCTGGCGGACCGGCGGGGTGAACTGGATGTCGTTGAGGGCGCTTTCGGCTGAGGCGCGGTAGAGCAGCGCCATTCGTCCTGGGTCGTGTTCGAAGATGTCGAGCTGCTGCCGCTTCTTCATGGCGGTCCGCCCTTACGCCGCCTGGGCGGCTTCGTTGATCTTCTGGAACGGGTATTTCTCGGGGAACGCCTTGATGCGCTGGCCGAAGTGCGCGCCCAGCGACTCAGCGCTCTTGAAGGCTTCGAACTCAGCGGCATCGAAGTTCTCGTAGTGGTACAGCGAGCCCGGGCCGACAGCGCCGCCCTTGCGGCTGGTAAAGCGAATGGCGAGGGTCTTCGTTGCCGGGTCGTGCCCGATGCTGTGGATCTGGGAGGACTCGACGTCCTGCATGTCGATTCGCATTGCCATGGGTATCTCCGAAGGTTGGAATGAGGTCCGGCTTTGCCCGGCCGGCGCGGGTTCCTGTCGCCCTACAGGGGAGGCGGGCGACAGGCAGGGGACTCAGGCGGCAAGCGGGTAGCCCTGGCCGTTGGCGGCGCCTCGGAGGACGCGGATCATCTGCTCGCACATGGCCGGCACCTGGTCGGCGGCGTAGAGCTTGGCACCGCGCTCGGTGCTGACCGGCTCAAACCCGAGCTGGCGCAGGCTTTCGGCGCTGATGGTCAGCGGGCCGATCAGCGCGTTGATCTCGCCGAGCTTGATCCGCTTGCCTTCCGGCGCCCACGGGGCTCGATCTTCCGCCGGCTCCGGAGCTGCAACGGCACGCACGTGGGACTGCTGCGGCGCAGGCGCGGCTGGAGAGCTGGCTGGTTCGGCAACAGGCTCTGCAACTACCGGGGCAGGTGCCTGAGCTGCCGCCTGTGCGGCCTGTGCTTCCTCTTCTTTGGCGCGTCGATCGGCGGCCTCGTCGGCACGCTTCTGTGCCTTGGCCTCTTCCTCTTTGCGAATCTTCTCGCGCTCGGCCGCCAGTCGTTCCTCTTCCTGCTTTTCGAAGGCTGCGATCCGCATGGCGACCAGGTTCCGCAGATCCTCGGCAGTCTTCGAGGCGCACAGGCTCACCCGGTCGGCAAACAGGGTGGAGTGAGCAGGGTGCTCCGCAAGGATGGCCACGTTGGCGCGAATCCGATCAGCCGCTTGGCTGGAGGCGATCTTGGCGTTGGCCGCCACGGCGTCGACCGCTTCCTGCATGCTACTGAAGGACCGCTTGCCCTTCATGGCCGCGCTGATGTCCGCGACCAGCGTTGCCGGCATCGGCAGGCCGTGCTCGCCCAGCGTCTCGTTGATGGCTCGAACGTGGTCCTGCACAGCCCGGCGGGCGGCATTGCCGATTTCGGTGCGGCGCTCTTCCTTGCGTCGCGTGACCAGCTTGTCCAGGTCCAGACGCTTGGCTTTGGCCTCGGCGGTGATCTCATCGATCGTGCGGAACAAGAGCTCGATGCTCTCGGTCTGGCTGAGCGCATGCTGCTTGGCAGCTTTCAACTGGTCCTCAATGTCACTGCACCACTTCACTGTCTTCTCAGCGTCGGCGAAATCCTGATCCGTGGTCAGATCCGTGCTGATGTGCTGGAACACAGCGATGGCCTGACCCTTCCACTCGGCGAGGTTCGAGGCAGTGACCATTCCGGTCACCTCGATGCGCAGCGCCGGCATCTGGTCCGGGGCACGCCCGGTCGGCGCCGGTGCCGCAGGGGCCTCGGGTTCATATGCCTCGACGTCAGCTTCGAATTGCGCCCAACCAGCAACGATCCTTGCCCGCAACTCGGCATTCGGCGAATACCAGCAGTGCCGCTCTTCGATCAGTTCTTCGCCGTTCCACTTGGAGGCCATGAACAGGCAGCGCTCTGCGCCGGACACCATCAGCTGGTGCTCCATCTGCACCTGGTAGTGCATCGGCAGGCAAGCGTCGCTGCCGTCCACGGGCATCGCCAGGCGAAGGTCATCGTTCAAGCTCTTGTGCTCGAAGGCGATTTCTTCCATCAGCGTTAGGCCGTCGAAGCTGGCCGAGTACTTGGCCTGCACGCCAACGCAGGGATACAACTCCTGCCCCAAGACATCTTCGGCGAGGGGGCGGGCAAGGGCCTCGTAGCGGTGGCCATTGTCGAAGATCCGCTGACGTTCCGGGGTGACCTCTTCGGCAACGCCGGAAGCCTTCTCACGAACCAGCTGGTTGCGAGTCTTGTAGGGGCTGCAGCCCATCATTGCCGGCGCATCGCTGGCGTTGTGGTACTGCGCACGATGGGCATGCCATTCCGGTGTGCCCTGGACCAAGTTCACGATCTTCATGCGGCCACCTCAGTTGCCGTTGCGGATTCGGAGGCACGGATCAGCTTTTTCTGCTCGTCGGTGAGCGAGCCCTTGCTTTCGACCATCGCGATGATCTGATCTGCCGTGCGCTTGCCTGCCTTGATGAGCCCGGTCCAGGTCGGCAGGTTGGTGTCGAACTGGTCCTTCGGATACGCGCCGGGGCTGCTCTCGCCGTGGGACACAGTGGCGACCACGCGCACGTCCGCCGCCGGCTCGATTTCGTCCGGGGTGTAGACGCCCAGCAGTGCTTCCGGCGCGTAGCGGCGCGCCCACTGGCGGGTGCCGCGGTAGACCAGCATGTCGTGCGGGCTCTTGTCCCAAGCGTTATCGACCTGGTTGCCGTTCTTGTCCTTGGCAAAAGTGCGCCAGTCCTTGACGTTGCCGGTAACCGACTGAGGGCCGGTTGCGCCGCGCGGCGTGCCGATCACGGTGATCGTGGAGCTCTGGCCTTCTCCCCGGATGTCGTATTCCAGACGACCTTCGATCGCGCCCATCGCATACAGCGCGGCGGCAACCAGCTTCCCTTCGTAGCAGAGCTTGCCGTGGACGACCGACGTGCACTGAGCCACGCTCACCGCGTCCATGCCCCAGCGCTGTGCCTGCATGACGATCAGCAGGCAGTCGCCCGATTTGCCCCTCAGGTGCTCAGGCACCAGGTTGGCCTTGGCCATGATCTCGGAGAGCTGGATAGCCTCGTGAATAGAGGTCGGCATCAGGGCGTTTGCCCGGACTTCGCCGCTCATCGCGAGCTGTTGGGTGGAAATGGCGGTGCTCATTGAATGTCTTCCTTGGGCAGGTTGATGCGGGTCAGGGGAGCTGCGCGGCGCATAGACCGGCGCTGTTGGAGCTGGGCGACGAACTGCCGCCAGACTTGGCGGGCCTCGGTGACGGTGCGGCAGCCGAAGAAGAGGGCGCCCACACCGCCGACCAGAACGAAGCTGTCGGCGTGGGTGTAGATGGCGCGGGCCAGCAGCGCGACGCAGAAGCCGAACACCACGGCGCAGATGAAGGCCGGCACAAGCAAACGGATGGGATGTCGCATCACTTGACCACCTCATCAAACTGGCCCGACGTTCGTATCCACTTGTGGACCGCTTCATTCGGGTCGTAGCCGTGGCCGGTGCGGTAGTTGTATTGCGTGACGGTGTCCTCGAGCGTGGCGAACCATGCGCCGTCGGGCATGTCCTCAGCGGCCGCATGGGCTTCGTTAAGGTCCTCAATCAGTTCGGGATGGAGCGGGCGATCGCGTCGGCGGCTCATGGGATGCTCACCCTTGCCAGGTCCTGCGCGATGAGGCAGCCGATGGCGCCCAGCCCCGCGCAGCAAAAGAACAGGCCAAGGTAGATTCCGAGATCCTTCAGGCCTTCCACTCGCGGGTTTAAATCCGATTTCATGCGTCACCTCCGTAGATCAGTGCCATGCGCTTGCGGCGCGCGCGCTCCCAGATGCGGTTCTGGGCTTCCTTGGAACAGCCGGCCGCGACGAACTCGCGGGCCGTCTCGTTGACGTCCAGACCGGAGCGGGCTGCAACGGCTCGCACGCTCTCCAGCAGGTATCTCTGGCTGTTGGTCTGGACGGGGAAGGGCAGGACCTGGGCGCTCATGCACCACCGCCCGTGGCCTTGGCGATGGCGGCGCGGATCTCGCTGCCGAGGCTCCCGGGACGCAATCTGTCTGCCTCGGCAATGAACCCAACATCCCTGAACATCTGATCCGCCTTGATTAACGCTTCCAGCAGTTCGGGCGCGGCGGCGATCAGGCGGGCGTTGGCCTCGCTGGGCATACCAGTTGCCGGATCAATGATGTCTGCGGCGATTGCGACGTCGTCGGCAACGGCACGACTCAGGACGAAATACTCGTCAATCACGAAGCCAGAGTGGCTCCCGTGTCCGCCATGGCTGACTTCCCACGGCGCCGGGGTGAGCTTGGAGGCGCTCATGCGGCACGCTCCAGGCTGACCGGAGCGGACAGCGAGAATGGGTTGACCAGTGCGCGCACGCTGTCGATTTGGCGCTGGCGTGCCGCGCGGCGTTCGTCGATCGAGTTCCGGGGGGACGGGAAGCTGAGGCCTTTCGGCTCTTCGATCTCGTCTGCAAAGCCCAGCATCACCAGCTCGTGGCGGCGGGCCGCTTCCCATGCCTGCTCGGCATCAGCGCCGACAAAGATGGCCGCACGGTAGGCGGTGTCAGCACCAGGCATGTTGAGGCCGGTGTTGCGCAGGTTGCCCTGCAGAGTGTTGAGGTTCTTGCGCAAGCGCCGCACCTCAGCCTCGGGATGCTGTTCCATGACGGAGGCCATGATCAGCACTCCAACCCAAACAGCCGGTTGCCGAAGGCGATGCCGGCCGCCGAGGCGAACACGAACAGCGCATAGACGGCACCGATCCAGATCCACATGGGGCGACGTTTAAGGGGCATCTTCTTTCTCCGGCCCCGGGAGTGGGGCGACGGATGTAGTAAACACCATGTGTCCTCACTGCGCAACCGCAGTGTGTACTACTCCAATTCGCGGCGTGTACCCGTTAAGCTCCCGTTTATCTAAAACTACGGGCCAAAAAAAAACCCCGCCGGAGCGGGGTTCGTGCGTTCTGCTCAGTGAATCATTGCAGGATGCAATCGCTGGCAGCCGGGAAACCGATCACCTCACCGGCACCTTTGCACTGAGCGGTGATGCGGGCTCCCTTGGATAGAGAGGCGGCCACATCTTTCGAGATGCCAGACAGCTGGACCCATGCAAAGTCTCCAACCGTCAGATGCACGGTCGGCTTGTCCATGAAGTCAGATTCGATGGATTCCACTGTGCCTGAGATCAGCAGTGTTTTGCCTTTGTACTTCGCATCGGCAGCGATCTCGTTCGCCTCGTAGTCCTGGTGAAGCTGCTGCGCCGTCACTTCAATAGCTGGCACTGCCGAAGGCGTCACTGCAGCATTGCGCTCGACCTGGGTAGCACTGGTGGCGTTCTCGCGCGCAGCTCTTCCACTCTGGTCAAGGGCTCCAACGGCCCCGGCAAAGATGGCGACGCCGATGAAGTAAACGATCGGAGAGCCAATAAGCGATAGCAGAAGCTGTATTAGCCCCTTCATGGCGCCGCCCTTTGCGATGGCGACAATGGCGAGGACGAAGGCCACCAAATTGAGCGGCCAGCCGATAAAGAGTCCAAGCCCCGGGACGGGGATCAAGAAACAGAGCCATGCGATCGCAAGGACAATCCATGCCGCCTTACCTGCAGTGTTCACCTGCACATTTCCTTCTGATGTTGCGTTCAATGCATCCCCCTGTGGGTATTAGAGTTCCGGCCGCTAAGCAGTACAGCGCCAGGCCGGGCAGCGCTGCGCCAATCATTCAAAAATCGGCGTGTGAGGACTTCATCAGGCCGGGCACCTCGTTAAATGCCACGCCTTCCTCACGGCACTCTTGAGCGCGCTGCATCTTGCTCATGAGCGCCATCAGCTCGTCATCGGATAGGGCCTCCATGACGCCAAAAACGTGCATTGTTTCTTGCCTAATCAGCCAGTTAAGCCAGAAGAGATTGCCCAGGTCGCGGATGCGTCCGTAGATCACATCGCGCTGGACTGCGGTCATGCGGAACTCTTCGCCATGCGTTTCGACCACATGGAGGAGGCCGGCTTTGGCTTTGGGCTTGAGACCCATAGATGCTGAGAGCACCCGTGCCAAATCCTGCATGTCCTTGTCGCTTATTGCCATATCACTCCTCACCTGGATTGGACGCGCGCAACCAGCTCCAGTGCGGCCTTATAGGCATCCAGTTCGCTGGGGAAGCCATTCCCCCATCTCTCTGAAACGATGGCGATCGCCCTATCTGACAAGTCCTCTTTCTGCTCGTCGGTCAAAGGGATGTTGCCATCTAGTACCAGCCGCACCAGCTTCGACGCGTCTCGGAGTATCTGGCGCTGCTGTCTTGCAGACTGAGACTGAGCGGCAGGCGCTTCAGCCGCGGCAATGAACATGGGCAACTGACCCTGCAACACCCAATCAAGATTGATGCCCAAGACCCGCTGAGCCTCGATGGCACCTTCCTTGGAGACGCCGCGCGACCTCCAATTGGTGACAGATTGCTTGCTGACCGAAAGGGCAGCAGCGAGCTCAGTCGGCCCGCTGATTGGCGGGACAAGCTTGGCGGCAGCGGCATACAGCCGCCCCGTGGATTCATGCATTGATGACATTCGTCGATTATCGGCATCCCCACAGGTCCCGGTACACACCAAGTTGACAGGGTGCACTTTCGTGGTGTGTACTATCGACCTATGGACACCTTGCACCCTGATTCCCTTGTGATCGAGCGCCTCGGCGGGCCGGTGAAGCTGGCCCGTCGCCTTGGCATTTCCAATCGCCAGCGCGTCCAGAACTGGAAGGCTCGCGGCATCCCTGCTGACGTCTTGCTGGCTAACCCTTGGTTGCGCCGGAAGGTCATGCAGGCTCGGGCAGAGGCCGAGAGGGCGGGCCAGGAGATGGTCAATGCCGCCTGAGTTCTTCAAACCGGCGTCCTTGGCTTTCGGGCACTGGGGCGCAGTCGTGATGGACGATGAACATGCCATCCCGTTCGACGAGTTTCTGGCGCCGCTGACGCCGACGACTGCATTGCACTTCAAGCGCATGGTCACGAATCAAACATGCTTTGAAGTAGCGGGAGTAGTTTTCCGGACTGCTGAATCGCCGCGTCAACTGCCTTCAGTGCGAGGTGTTTTGTGGTCTCGGCAGGCAGCTGACGAAGCTGGTCGACGTATTTCTGCTTTTGAGGCGGATCTAGATCTGAGCGAAGCACCATCAGCTCAAGCATCTGCTGAAGGGTCTCCGCATGAATCTTGACCGTCAAGGCACCAAGTTCTGCAGTGAGCCCGCCATCGTCCGCAAGGTAGTCCAAGCCTGCGGTGGTGATTGCTGCAGGCGTCAAGGATGGCTCGCTGGAGCCCATGTAGCCAGATACATGGATGTCGATCAGGCCGTGGTCCCGGAGGTACAGGATCTCCACGATAGCGGCGTCGCACTCGACTCCGAGCTCAGTGACGAGATCTACCCTCTGGGGGTGTGCAGCCTCTGCCATCTGCAGGATGCGAAGCAAGCGTTCCTTGTTGACCTTGGCCATCTGTCGCCCTCCTTGCGGGCTGTTCGTGTGGAAACAGCAGCCTATCGCAAGGAGGGCGGCACCCGCAGCGTTATGCGTCGCCATCGGTGCCGTCCCACATCCACAGCACTTGGCCGCCACCTTCAGGCACCGGCCCGAGGTCGGGGAGGGCAAGCGGGAACGCCTTCGGCCTTCCGTCCACCCTCCGCAGCACGAACGGCTTTCCGCACATCCGCACCAGCGTCACCACGCCATTTCTGGCGGCCATCCCTGAGTTGTTGTTGTCCATGGCGCCGATGTTGCGCCGCCACAGCGCTCCTAACCACGTTCACAGAGCAGCCGCATGAACATTACTGACGCAGCACACAAGACCGTGAAGGATTATCCGGGCGGCGCCGAGGCGCTGGCGACCAGGCTGATCACCGTGAACGACAAGGGCGAAGAGAAGCCCATGTCCGGGGCGGTGCTCCGCAACAAGATCAACCCGAACAACAAGACCCACCGGCTCACCCTGGCCGAGGCAAACGAAATCATGGGTCTGACGGGCGACCACCGGATCCTGGTCGCGCTGGCGGCCGAGCACGGCTATGGCCTGCATGGTCTGGAGCCGCCAGCGGATGCCGGTTGCCTGACGAGCACGATCCTTGCGACCTCAGCCAGTAAGGGCCACTTCGCGGAAATGCTCCACAAGTGCCTGCAAGACGGCCTGATCACCAACAACGAATTCTCCGAGCTGCAGACAGCCGCAACCGCAGTGCAGTCGTCGCTGATCGTCCTCATGACACGTCTCCGTGAGTCGAAGGGTCAGAAGGACGTGCTGTGAGCCAGTTCGACAACGACATCCGCGCCAAGTCGGCGCAGCGCGATCGCCTCGCCGGCGACGTGGACGCATTCCTGGCCAAGGGTGGCCAGATCGAGCGGCCAGGATCGCCATCACCCAGCAAGCTCATGACAGTGCGCGAGTACAGCGACCTGACGTGGGCACGGAGGAATGAGCAGTGAGCCACCTTCCCGCACGCAACACCGATCCGGACACCAGCCACGAAGCGGCGCACGAGCTCGTAGATTCGGGTGCGCAGGCACAACAGCAGGCGCAGGTTGCAACGGCGGTTCGCCAGTATCCCGGACTCACCAGTCGCGAGCTGGCGTTCTCGGCCGGCCTGGACCGACACATGGTGGCCCGCCGCCTGCCCGAGCTCGAATCGGACGGGCTGGTAGTACACGGAGCGCCGCGTATCTGCAGCATGAGCCGCAAGCGCTGCCAGACGTGGCTGCCGGTGCTGGCCGACGATGACACGGTGCTGCTGGCTGCCTGACATGAACTACTACGAGCGCCACCTGGGCGATTACGCGAAGGACACGGGCCACCTGAGCCTGCTGGAGCACGGCGTCTACACGCTGCTTCTCGATCGCTACTACGCCACGGAGAGCGGGATCCCCGAGGATCAGGCGCATCGCATCGCGCGGGCCCGGTCAGCTGACGAGCGCGCCGCGGTCGATGTGGTCCTGGCCGAGTTCTTCCGCCTTGAGGGAAACCTCTGGGTTAACGGCCGGGTGGAAGAGGAGCTTGAGAAGGCGCGCGGCCGGATCGCCACCGCGCGCGCAAATGGAAGGAAGGGGGGGAGACCCCCCAAAAATAACCATAACGAAACCCGCGAAGAACCCAGCGGGTTTCCGCTGGGTTCCGAAAATGAAACCGGATCGAAAGCTCACCAATCACCAGACACCACCTCTACTCCAGATAGATCTAAGCAAGCACCAGAGATCTCTGAGGGCGCGACGTTGGCGGGGCGTGCATGCCTGCTGATGCGCCAGGCCGGATGTCCAACGACCAATCCGAGCCACCCGGACCTGCTTGCTGGGCTGGCGGAGGGTGTGACGCCTGAGGCCTACGCAGACACCGTCACCGAGGGCCTGAGCCGCGCACCACCGGTTGCGAAGCCCTTCGCCTGGGCGGTCACCACCGCCCGGGCCCGCCATGCCGAAGGCCCCAAGCAACCCCCGCAGAACACCGGAACCCATCATGGACCACGTCGCCTCGCACCTGCCGACGAAGTTGAGCAGTTCATCCTCGCCCGACAGCAGGGCGGAAACGTCATCGACGCCACGCCTGCAATCGCAGAACGCCATGGATCAGCTGTGGAGACACATGGCTCAGATCTACGGGCACAAGTGGACCAGCGCCTACACGGCGAATCCGGCGGGCGCGGCGGCGGCGACGTGGTCGAAGGGTCTTTCCGGGTTGTCGGGTCGGCAGCTCGCTGATGGGCTGGCAGCGTGCATCGCGACCGCAGAGCCCTGGCCGCCGACACTGCCTCAGTTCCGGATGATGTGCCTGGGCATCCCGCCATTCGACGCGGTGCGCGCCGATGCCAGTCAGCAGGACGGATTCACCCGGCTGGTGTGGCAGTACCTGGACGGCCACCGCTACCGGCTGGCGAGCGCCGAGAAGGCCGACAAGCTGCTGCTGGCGGCCTACAACCGGGCGAAGGAATTCGTGATGCGCGGCGGCGAGCTTCCGGCGGCACCGGTGGCCGAGATCGAGCACCAGGTGCGCGAGGCAGTGCCGGCGACGCGCGAGCAGGTCGCCAAGCACATGGACGACATTGCGCGCGAGCTCAACGTGGCGATCGCGGCGGACGAACCGGCCGCTGCTGCTGAAGAAACGCCGGAGGTGCGCCATGCAGCCTGAGGTCGACAAAGAGCTGCTGCGCCGGGCGCGTCAGTCCGGCCGCTACATGCGCGAGGCCCACAAGCCGCGCAGCGCAGTGCCGCTGTTCGAGATGGGTGAGCCGGGCCGCCTGCAGCGCAAGGAATGGGAGGCCGGCTGGGATCAGCGGGACTACGAAATACAGAGGGGTATCGCGGCATGAGCGAGATCGAACTGAAGCCGTGCCCGTTCTGCGGGTCAAAGCCATGGCTATCCAGGGATATGGATGAGGACTTGTGGAGTCACAACATTGTCGAATGGAAGCAGGTTAAGTGCACCGAATGTGAGTGCGAGGGAATTCGAACCTGCGATGGATTTGAAGTCGATGCGGTGACCATGTGGAACACCCGCTTCACCATGGCAACCCCGGACGGATACGTGCTTGTTCCGTTGGAACCTACAGAGGCGATGGTTGATAAGGCATGCGACATCGAAGTCGGATACCCAACATGGGCGGGTAGCAAGGATTGCATCACTGACACAGAGACCAAGGCCATCTACGCCGCAATGCTCGCCGCTCGCCCGGAGGTGTCGCCGTGAGCGCGCTCCAGCCCTCCGACTGGCAGCAGCGCGGCGAGGGCATGATGACCCCCAAGCAGCAGCGCATGCTCAACGCCATCTGCGGCGACCTGGCCGCGGGTCTGTCATGGCACGGCCAGCGCCTCACCAAGGACGACTGGCGCCACATGGTGGCCGGCACGATGCTGGGCTGGCGCCTGATGCCGGCGATCGACCGGGGGCAGGGCGCCCCGGGTCACATCATGCTAGGCGGATCCAGCCTGAAGCTGACCAAGTCACTGGCCTGCGACGCCATCACTGTGCTGGTCCACGTCGGTGACCACCCGGAAGAGCAGGGCATGCGCGCGCGGCCGGTGCGTTGGTCTGACACGGTTCTGCTTGGGTTGGGTTTCAACCCGCGTGACTTTCAGGAGGCCGCGTGATTCAGCCTTTTCTTCAATCGTGCGCGCCGATAGTGCCGAAGCATCCATTCAATGGGCCGCCAAGGTGCCACGCTATTGCCAATTTCCGATGCTTGTTCGTAAGCATTTTTCAGCGTTCTCTGTCCCGCGCTAAGACGCTGGAGAAACGCTTGGTTAGCGATGAAGTGGCCTTCGGGAACCTCATCAACCAGATCGAGAAGGTCTGTGCAGGCTTGTGCGGCTTTCGTCACTTGCGGCAGAAGTCTGTAATCGGGCAAATCGTGAAGCTCGACAGAGCGAAGAGCTTTCTGGATCTGGTCCAGGTCGAGTTTGATCTGTGCGGTCGGACTGCGGCGACCAAGCTGTTTCGAAAGGTAGCCAAAATCACCTACAGAGGCGAATGGGATGCTGCCTCCGACGATATCGGCCATGGAGATGAGGTTTACGACGACATCCGTTCTGCGGGCAATGGAGCGCCGCTCTTGGCTTGTGGCAATTCTCGCCGCGGCCGCTATTGCCAGCACCGAGGTAACGGCTTGTGTCCAAGATGCCCACTCGCTTTGCGTCACGCAGAAGCTCTTGACGAGCCAGCTGCAGTAATTGATTGGATCCGCCATGCCACATCCCCTGTGCTGAATGGCGCGATTGTATGCGGGGGTATGGTCTGATGCACGGGAACTACCGCGACCGCGCGCTGTTGGACGCCGTGTATCAGGTCGAGTGCACCCTGCAGATCGACGGGTGCTGTGAGGGTGGCTTCGGCGAGCCCGCGCACAGCAACCAGAGTCGGCACGGCAAGGGCGGCGGTCTGAAGGCGCACGACTGCTTCGTGGCAGCGGGCTGCAGGCCTTGCCACCGCGAACTGGACCAAGGCAAGCGCTTCACCCGCGAGGAGAAGGCCGAAATCTGGCTGCGCGGGCACGAGCGCACGATGCTGGCCCTGTGGCAGATGGGCGTGATCCAGGTGGCCGCATGATCATCCGGATCGTGGTCTATGGCTCGCCCGCGCCGCAGGGCAGCAAGTCGTTCAAGGGCCTGGCCAAGAGCGGCCGGGCGATCCTAGCTGAGTCGTCGAAGAAGGTCCGGCCGTGGCGGCAGGACGTGAAGCTGGCGGCCCAGCAGCTGCGCATCCAGCTCGGGCTACAGATGCTTGATGAGCCGCTCGCGGTCCGGATGACGTTCACCCTCCACAAGCCGCTCAGCGCCCCGAAGCGACGCACGGTGTTCCCATGCAAGCTGCCGGACCTCTCCAAGCTGGTCCGATCGACCGAGGACGCGTTGACCGACGCAGGGATCTGGCGAGATGACGCCCGGGTCGTGGAATTCCTCGCTGCCAAGCGCTATCCGGGGGAGGGCGCAGATGCCCTCGACGTACCTGGGTGCGTGATCGAGATCGAGAGGATCGGCATGTGACGGCCAATCCCTACACCGAGCAAGTGGGCGGACCGCGCGGGACGGCAATTGTGAGCCTCGTCGTCGCCTGCCGGATCGCTGACAAGTACCGGAGTCGCCTGCCAAGCGTCAAAGAGCTGCAGGACGACTTCGGGATGCACAGAGCCACCGCCTACCGATGGCGCGCCGCACTGGCGAGCGCGCGCGGCATTTCTACCACCAGCACCACCCCAGGAGAGAACACACATGGTTGACCGCCGCGAGATGCTGGCCCGACTGAACGCGCAGACCGTGCGCTTCGACGTAGGGCAGGGTGGGGGCGCCCCGAGCCTGACCACGTCCGATATCGCCGCCGCGCTGGGTATGGTGCCGGCCGGACTTGGGCGGGAAGTGATGGAGGCGGTGTACTTGCCTGATGGTGCCATCCGGCACCGCGGCAAGCTGGCCGAGGCCGTGCTCGCAATCGTGCGTCCGGAGTTCACCCGCCGCGCACGGGCGCTGGCTGAGGCCGAGGATGATCTGAGCTTCTCCAGGGAGATGGTCAGCCTCAGCCGACGCAGCATGTCCGACGCTCAGCGGCGGATCCTTCGGGATCGTGAGGCCGCGGTGGTGCTGGCGCGGGCGCAGGCCTGGCCGAAGAATACCTATCAGCACCTCTCCCGGATGGTCGATGCCGTGGTGCTGGAGCTGGCCAGCGGCAACCGCTGCCCGGCATGCTCGGGCGCCGGAATCGTCAACGACATGGGCTGCAAGGATTGCAGGTGCACCGGAATCGAGCCGCTGCCGGATCGCCGGCGGGCGCTGGCGATGAGGTGCGATCCCTCGGCATATCCGAAGCGGTGGAAGATGGTGTTTGAGTGGCTGCTGGCTGAAATGAACCAGGCAGGGGAAGTTGCGGCTCGCCAGTTTTCGCGCGCGCTGAGCAATGGGGGCGGGTTCCCTGAGGCGCGCGCCGCATAGCGTTCGAAAGTGTGGTGTTGCGGAGTCCATGCGATAAGGCTCAGAATCATCAACATCGCGAGACTTGGCCACCGGCCAAACTCATCAGCCCCGCCATCGAGCGGGGCTTTTTCTTGTGCGGGCCTGGCCGAGTGGCTAAGGCATCAGCCTTCCAAGCTGACCACATGGGTTCGAATCCCATGGCCCGCTCCAGCTATGCCCGCTTCCCCGACCGGATCAACCCTCGCGCCAAGCCGGCAGCGGGGCGGGCACCCATTGCAGCGTGGAGGAGCGGTATCTCGCCGGGCTCATATCCCGGAGGTCGCCCGTTCGAATCGGGCCGCTGCTACCAGTACAGAGGACACCATGGTGAGCATCGAAACAGTCGCCGCCGGGATGGGGTTCTCGCCGGCGTTGGCGCTGGCCCTTGAGCAGGCCTGTCATCGCTTCGGCATCAACACCGAGCTTCGCGTGTGCCACTTCCTGGCGCAGGTAGCGCATGAGAGCGGAACCGGGCGCTGGCTCAAGGAACTGTGGGGGCCGACCCCTGCGCAGACCCGGTATGAAGGCCGCAGTGACCTGGGCAACACCCAGCCTGGCGATGGCTTCCGGTTCCGTGGCCGCGGGGGCATCCAGCTCACCGGCCGCGACAACTACGAGAAGTACAGCCGGGCCATCTACGACGACGATCGCGCCGTCCGCAACCCAGACATGGTCGCCTCGCTGCCTGACGCCGCACTGGCAGCCGGGTACTTCTGGCAGCGAGATTTCATCAACACGTGGGCCGACAAGGACGACGTGCTGGCTGTCAGCCGGGCCGTGAATCTCGGCTCGCCCACGAGCAAGGCCATGCCGAACGGCCTGGACGACCGCAGGCAGAAGTTGAAGCTGGCGAAGGCCGGATACGCAAGGTTGATAGGCCGATGACTGAACCCGTGAGCACTCTCAAGACCGTCGTGGGCACTTTCACCGCCGCGGTGGTGGGGCCGGCGACGGCCGATGCCCTACGGCAGGCTGAGCGGGTGATCCTCGGCGTACCGCAGTCCGTGCTGCTGGTGGCCATTGCTGGCGCACTCATCGGTGTGCTGCTGCTACCGGAGAAGGACGCAGAGCGAGTGTCGGCTGACGCTGCCCGGCCCCGTGGTCGCCGGTGGTTCCAGAGCGTAGCCAGGCTGCTGGCGCTGGCCGTGGCCGTAATTGGGTACGCCATCCTCGCCGCTTGGGTCATCGCCGTGGCCGCTGCTGTATTCCCCTCGCTGGCTGGCGCACCTCAGTTGCCCCTGGCTGGCATCTCGGGCGTCGTCATCCGGCGCATGTTGCCGAGCTACCTCAAGTTGGTTGAAAGGGTCACCGGCGCCAATGGAGGCACCACCCCATGACGAGCATTCTTCGATTCCTCTCCGCCCTCTGGGGCCTCCTAGTTGGCTGGGCCACAGGGATCGTTCAGTGGCTCCGAAAGCCGGGCAGCTTAATGAAGTCTTTCTGCGCGGTCCTGGCCTTCGGCTGCCTGGTCTCTGGACTGACGGCCTATGAGCGGGAGCAGCGCATCCAAGAGCTGAGCGCGGAGGTCGTGAAGGTGCGGGCCGACTGGCGCGCCGACTCCACGAGGCTGCAGGCGGACGTGGACGCAAGAGACGCCCGCCTCGCGGAGGTGGCAACCGCGTTGCGGGCTGAGGCTGACAAGCTCGAACGCCTGAGGGATGAAAGCGCGAGGGCACTGAACGACCTCGCTGGCAAGATCGAGGCCTCTGAACGGGACGCGATGACCTGGAAGGAGCGATACCAGGACCGCCCTGATACCTGCAAGGCGGCATTGGAGCTGCTCGACTCGGCCTGCCCGGCCCTGAAGGGGTACTGACATGCGACATATCGTGATCGCCGCGGCGGTCCTCCTGACGGCGTGCCAATCGGCGGCTCCCAAGCAGAACCCTCCGCCACCGACCGTGATGCAGGTGCCGGTAGCCACCTATGTGCCTATCGACCCCGCGCTGCGGAAGCGCTGCACCTGGGAGCGAGAAGGCAGGCCGTCGGCAGTGTTCGAGGTCAGCAACGGCCGGAAGCGCTGCCTTATCCAGTACGAGGCCCAGTTCGACGCGATCGAGCAGGTGCAGGGGAAGCCGGCCCCGGGCGATAAGCCCTGAGCCGGCGCACCCCCTCACTTCTTGCGCCGGTATTTCAGGTAGACGGCGGCCGCCCCGGTGATTGCTGAAATGAGCATAGAAATGCCCGGTAACGTGATTTCCATGTGTCTCTTCTTCCAGTGGGTGTGGGGGTAGCAGACAACGTCCAAACTGATAGGTCCACTTGCGGAATTTCCGTCCAACGTCGCATGAGCCGCCCACTCCCACCCCCTGATCTTCTGGAAATCGACCTCGAAGACATGTCCATGCGGTTCCGGCCTGCTCCCGATGTCTGGGAGTGGATCGAAGCCGAGGTGCTGTCCGAGGACGGGAACCTGCACAACCCCGATCACCTGCACCTACAGGGTGCAGACGTGGGCATCCTCTGGGCGGGCACCTGTTTCACCAAGCAGGGCAGGACCGTTGTCGGCCAGGCCGAGATAGTGGCTTTCCGGGCGGGTGGGTGGCACAAGGCCCGGATGGAACGCCAGATGGTGGACTGGTTCGGGCGCGTGCCTGAGGTGGTGATCACCCTGGCCGCCGATTACTGCTCCAGCTGCACCGACACGGAGTTCTGTGCCCTGGTGGAGCACGAGCTCTACCACGTTGCCCAAGAGGCCGATCAGTACGGTGCCCCGAAGTTCCGTAGGGATGGATCTGCCGCCCTGACGATGCGAGCCCATGACGTTGAAGAGTTCGTCGGGGTTGTTCGCAGGTATGGGGCAGGGGAACAGGTCCAGAAGCTCGTAGACGCAGCACAGAGGCCGCCTGAGGTGGCCAGACTAGACATCGCCCGGTCGTGTGGAACCTGCCTGCTGAGGGCGGCGTAGGCACGACCTGGCACGACAAGGCTGAATACAGATGCCCGCGCTCGACGCCCAGGTGAAGACCTTCATCGTCCAGCAGTTGGCGTGCTTCGACACGCCCAGCACGGTGGTGGAGGCGGTCAAGACTGAGTTCGGTCAGGCCGTGAGCCGCCAGACGGTGGAATCGCACGACCCTACCAAGCACGCAGGGCGGAAGCTGGCGCAGCGCTGGGTCGAGCTGTTCAACACCACCCGGGAGCGCTTCAAGGCCGAGACGGCGGACATTCCCATTGCCAACCGAGCCGTCCGACTGCGCGCGTTGAACCGGATGGCCAACAAGGCCGAAGGGATGAAGAACATGGCCTTGGCGGCCCAGCTCATCGAGCAGGCGGCCAAGGAGACAGGCGGGGCGTACACGAACCGCCAGCAAGTCGAACACAGCGGCCCCAACGGTGGGCCGATCCAGAGCGCCGACATGACCCCCGGCAAGTTCCGAGAGGAGGCGAAGAAGCTGCTGCAGGAGGTGTGAAGTGGGCGAGCTGACCGCTCAGCAAAAGCTGGTTGCGGCCGAGCTGGCGCGGGAGGACTTCTATTTCTACAGCCGCTACACGTTCCTGCGGAAGAAGGGCTTCCAGTGGATGCGGGCCAAGCACCATGCCCCTCTGTGCGCGGCCTTGGACCGGGTTTATCGGGGCGAGTGCAAGCGCCTGGTGATCAACCTGCCGCCGCGGTATTCGAAGACCGAGCTGGCGGTCGTGAACTGGATGTCCTGGTGCCTGGGCAAGGTGCCGGACTCCGAGTTCATCCACATCAGCTATGCCGCACCACTGGCCCTGAACAACAGCGCCAATACCCGCGAGCTGGTGCAGCACGAGGTCTACGGGGAGATCTTCCCCGAGGTCGAGCTGCGCAAGGACAGCAGCGCCAAGGGCGACTGGCGGACAACCAAGGGCGGGGTGGTCTATGCCACCGGTGCCGAGGGCACTGTGACCGGCTTCGGCGCGGGCAAGGCTCGGCCCGGCTTTGGCGGTGCGATCATCATCGATGACCCGCACAAGCCGGGCGAGGCCGACAGCGACACGGTCCGCCAGGGCGTGCTGGACTGGTTCAACAACACGCTGCAGTCCCGCGTGAACAGCGCGGACACGCCGATCATCGTGATCATGCAGCGCCTGCACGAGCGCGACCTGGCCGGCTGGCTCCTGGGCCGCAAGCCCGGCGAAGAACCGCGACCGGGTGGCAATGGTGAGGTGTGGGAGCACGTCTGCTTCGAGGCGCTGTCGGAGGACGGCGAGGCCCTGTGGCCTGAGAAGCACACTGCCGCCGACCTTAACCGTATGCGCGAGTCGATGCCCTACGTCTTCTCGGGGCAGTACCAGCAGCAGCCATCTCCGGGCGACGGCGGGATCATCAAGGCCGCCAAGATCGAGACGGTCGATGCGCTTCCCGCCGGCCTTCAGTTCGTGCGCGGGTGGGACTTGGCTGGAACCGAGGCGAAGATGAAGCGGGGTGACTGGACCGTGGGCGCCAAGCTGGGCCGCAGTCAGGACGGCGTCATCTACATCGCGGACGTCCTGCGCGAGCGGATGGGCCCGGACGAAGTGGAGACGGCGATCGGGAACACCGGCAAGGCCGACATGGTCCTCCAGTCGATCCCGCAGGACCCCGGGCAGGCAGGCAAGGCGCAGGTCATGCACCTGAGCCGCAAGCTCTACGGCGTGCCGGCCACCTTCTCGCTTGAGAGCGGGGACAAGGCCACACGCGCGGCAGGCTTCGCCGCCCAAGTGAACGCCGGCAACGTGAAGATGCTCCGGGCGCCCTGGAACGAGGCGCTGCTCAACGAATTCAAGATGTTCCCCAACGGCCACTTCGACGACCAGGTGGATGGGTGTTCGCGCGCCTTCAACTCCCTGGACGACTCACTGGCCCTCTTCATGGCACAGGCTCAATGACCACACCGACCTTCCACCAGGACGGCTACATGGATGCCGTGCTTGGCGCAGGCGGCATCGCGGCCCTCACCAGCGCGATCGGCCAGAGCGACGCGGCCATGTATGCCGAGGGCGGTCTGCCCGCGCGGGTTGTCGACCTGCCGGCGGATAATGCCGTAAAGGGTGGGATCACCATCACCGGCGACACCGACGGCGTCATCCTCGCGGAGATCGAGCGCCTCAAGGTGCTGCCGTTGCTGGCAGACGCAGCACGATGGGCCCGACTGCGCGGTGGTGGGTGTCTGCTGCTGATCGTCGCCGACGGCGGTCTCCTCCGCGATCCGATGAATGTCGATCGCCTGGACACCATTCACGAGCTGCGCGTCTACGTCATCGATGACCTTTCGGTCGATCGGTCGTACAACAACCCGAACGAGATCAACTACGGCCAGCCGGAGCTGTACCGTCTATCAGTTCGCGGAGCGGGCACACAGGTGCTGGTGCACGAGTCCCGCTTGGTGGAGGTGCCTGGCGACCCGATGCCGGCGTCCATGAAGCAGGACAGCATTCCGTGGCGTGGCCGTGCCGCCGCCGCGCGCGCGTTCCGGCGAATCCGCGACTACATCGATAGCGTCGGCTTGGCGCGCGAGATCCTGCGGCGCAAGCAGCAGGCCGTGCACAAGATGAAGGGGATGGCCCAAGCCATCCAGGCACAGCAGGAGGAAATGATCCAGAAGCGCCTGACGATGGTCGATCAGGCGCGCGGTGTTCGGAATAGCGTCGCCGTTGATGCCGATGACGACTACGACATCCGCGATACCAGCGTCGGCGGGGTCAACCAGATCCTGCAGGAGATGCAGATCGCCCTGTCGGCCGAGTCCGGCATCCCCGTGACGCTGTTGTTCGGGCGCTCGCCCGGCGGCCAGAACGCCACCGGTGACGCCGACTTCGAGGGCTACTACAACCTGGTCGAGCAGCTGCGCAGCCTGCGCATGCAGCCTGCTTTGGAGCGGATCATCTCCTTGATCTGCGCTCAGAACACGATGGCCGGCAAGGCGCCGGACAACTGGACTGTGGTGTGGTCGCCCCTGAAGCAGCTCACTCAGAAGGAACTGGCCGATATCGGCAAGACCAAGGCCGAGACCCTCAAGATCGAAGCGGATGCGGTGGCCGCCATCACCGGAACGAGTGCGCTGACCGAAGACGAGGCACGGGACTACATCCAGCAGCGCGGCCTGTTCGGCCTCGATCCCGACGACACCACGCCCGGCACGGCGAAGACCTATGCAGCGCAGACATGAAGAAGAAGCCCGGCAAGGCGCGGCGCTGGCTGTACCCGGCGGGCGTGGAGCGCGACTACACCCGCCGCCTGGTGACGATCGCCGACGAGGCTGTGCAGGCCATCGAGCCTGCAGTGCTTCGGGCGCTGGGCTACCGGGCCGATATCGCTGATCCTTCCATCGACATTGGCTGGTATCAGGGGCTGATCCAGGCCTTGCAGGCCGGCACTAGCCTCTCGCCAGTGCAGGACCAGGTGCTTGGGCCATTGATCAGCGAGTTTGCCCGGCGGACGACCAGATTCAACAAGCAGCAGTTCCACGGCGTCCTGCGTTCTGCCTACGGCGTGAACGTGCTGACCGCCGATCCCGAGCTGCGGGACATGCTGAGCGTCTGGGAGTCCGAGAATCTGGAGCTGATCAAGTCGCTGCCGACGAAGTACGTCGACCAGCTGCGCGGCCAGGTGACCGCGGCGGTGCAGTCCGGCAAGAGCCTGCGCGACGTGGTCGCGCTGGTGAAGAAGACCGGCAAGGTCACGAAAGGCCGCGCCGAGCTGATCGCGCGGGACCAGATCGGCAAGTTGAACGGGGACATCACCCAGGCTCGGCAGCAGGGCATCGGCGTCGAGGAATACCGCTGGCGCGGTGTTCTGGACGGCCGCGAGCGCTCCGAGCACGTCGCCCGCGAGGGCAAGACCTACCGATGGGACAAGCCGCCGGAAGACGGGCACCCCGGGCAGCCGATCCGGTGCCGGTGCAGCGCCGAGGCTGTCCTGCCTGATCTGGACGACCTGAACGCCCTGATCGTTCACTGAGGAATCAACCATGCCAACCGTTCAGCGGTTCGACCGCATGCCGCTGCGTGCCACTCGCACGGCCGAGGGCTTCGTGCAGGACACGGCCGTGCTCACGCGAACCGGGATCTTCGAATACCGACAGCCCAATGGCTCCATCCGCCGCGAATACCGTCCGCCGGAGGAGGTGTTCCACGCCGACTCCCTGGCCAGCTACAAGGGCAAGCCGATCACCATCGGCCATCCCGGGCTGGTGACGTCGAAGAACGCCAAGCTCCACACCTGTGGCGCATGTCTCGGCGAGGGGAGGGCGGACGGCAACGACGTGCTCGGCGATCTGATGATCTACGACACCTCAGCGATCGATGCCGGCGCCAAGGAGCTGAGCAACGGATACACGCTCGACCTGGACGAAACCCCGGGCGAGATCAACGGCGAGCGCTACGACGCCGTGCAGCGAAACATCAGGGTGAATCACATCGCCTTGGTCCCCCGTGGCCGTGCGGGCAACGCCCGGCTCAATCTCGATGCGGCAGACGCCGACACAACTGAGGAAGACAACCCCATGCCCACGAACATGGTGCAAGTTCGCTTGGATAGCGGCCTGTCCTACGAGGCGGCGCCCGAAGTCGCCAATGCGTACCAGGCCAGCCAGGACGCCCTGACCGCATCCCGGTCGGATGCCGATAAGGAGCGCGCACGCGCCGACGCCGCCGAGGCCAAGCTGAAGGACGCGGAGAAGGACGCCGAGAAGATCCGCCAGGACGCGGCCACCGCCGCCAAGGCCCGCCTCAAGCTCGAAGACACCGCCACCAAGGTCGGCGCCGAATTCAAGCAGGACGCCACCGACACCGAGATCCGCACCGCGGTGATCAAGAAGGTGCGCGGCGACAGCTTCGATCTGACCGGCAAGTCCGAAGGCTACATCGAGGCGGCCTACGACCTGGCCGTCGCCGACAAGGGTCAGCGCCAGGACGCCGTGGCCCACCAGCGCCACGAGATCACCCCGCCGGCCAGCGGCAAGCCGGAAGTCCGCCAGGACGCCCGTTCCGCGCGTGAGCGCATGATCGCCCGCGCGAGCGGCGAAACCACCGAGGACTGAACCGATGTACGAGGATTATCAGAGCCGCGCATTTGCGGGCATGAAGGGCGACGCAGGCGATGACCGTGTCGAATCGTTCCCGGTGGGGGCCGCAGGGCTGGGCCTTGGCCTGGTCACTGGCACCAACGCCAGCAAGGTCCTGGTCCCGGGCGCCGGCACCAAGGTGCGCGGCATCAGCCTGCACAGCCACACCATCACCGGTGCCGGCTACGTGCAGTACGACTGTGCCTCGGTCATGACCAAGGGTCATGTCTGGGCGCAGGTTGCCCCGGCCGGCGTGGTCACGGAGGATGGCCCTGTGTCGTTCAACGCCGATGGCCGTGTGGCCAACGCCGGCACCGCGCTGCCCAATGCGGTATTCCGCAGCGGCATCGTGGCTGTGACCGATGCCGCCGGCGTGTCCAGCAACGTCGCGCTGGTCGAACTGCACAACCCCTTCGCCACCACTCCGGCCGCCCCGTAACAGGGTCGGTCCAGCAACCCCTCTCTCTCAGCCGCCTACGGGCGGCTTCCTTTTTTAGGAAACCCCAATGCCCGCCACTCATCTGCACTACGACGAGGCCGATGTCGTTGCCGTGGGACAGTTCCAGCAGAATTCCGGAGCCGATCTGATCCGGCAGGACGCTGGGATTTTCACCGCCCGCCAGCTCGACTACGTCCGCACCCGCACCTACGACCGCCAGCTGCCCCCGATGAAGGGCCTGACGCTCGTCCCGCCGTCCAGCGACGTCCCGGAATGGGCCGAAACCATCACTTACTCGGTGTATGACTCGGTCGGTATCGCCAAGGTCATCGCGAACTATGCCGATGACCTGCCGCGCGCCGACGTGAGCCGTATCGAGAAGACCATCCGGGTCAAGACCATCGGCGACAGCTACGGCTACAACGTCAACGAGCTGATCGCCTCCAACGCAACCGGTGCCAATCTGCCCACCCGCAAGGCCAACGCCGCGCGCCTGGCGATCGAGATCAAGCTCAACCTGATCGGAATGGTCGGCGATGCCGATTACGGCCTGTTCGGCCTGACCAACCACCCGAACATCGGCACCACCACCATCACCGGTGGCTGGACCATGGCGACCGACGCCGACGTGATGCTGGCCGACCTGGACCTCATCTACAACGCGGTCCGCGTGCAGTCCAAGGGCGTGCACACGGTCAACAAGATCGCCATGGCCACCGAGCCGCTGTCGATCATCAGCTCCAAGCGCCTGCCGGATTCGAATGGCCTGACCGTCGCCGAGTTCTTCCGCCGCAAGCACCCGGGCCTGGTGTTCGAGGAGCTGGCCGAGCTGACCGGCGCAGGCCCGGGCGGGGATGATCTGATCATCGCCGGCGAGTTTGCCCCGGACAACATCACCCACGACGTCCCGATGCAGTTCAACCAGCTGCCGGCCCAGCCGCGCAACCTGGAGCTGGTCGTGCCCTGCATGGCCCGCAGCGCGGGCGTGTCGGTCTTCTATCCCCTGGCATTCACCAAGGCGGTGCTCTGATGGCTACCTACAAGAACAATTCGGTCGGAGCCCATGTGCATGGCGGCAAGGTCATCGCTCCCGGCGGGACCTTCGACGCAAAGCCGACCCCCAACCTCGAAAAGCTGGTCAAGGCCGAGATTCTGCAGATGGCTTCGGCCGGCTCGGCTGCGGCGGCCAGCGGCGGCGACGGCGAGGACAAGGCAGCATTGGTCGCGCGCGCCAAGGAGCTGGGCGTCCCGAACGTCGGGGGCAACTGGGGCGTCGAGAAGCTGAAGGAAGCCATCGCCGAGGCCGAGAAGAAGGCCAGCACGGGTGGCGACGGCGAACAGAAGGACGCCTGACCCATGGCCACTGTCATCGAGATCCTGGACTTCCTCGCGCCGGGGCTGACGGCCACGCCGGAAGAGAAGGAAATGGCCCTCTCGTTGGCGGAGGCCTACCGTCCCGCGTGCCTGACCAAGATCAAGGCAGATGAAGCTGTCGCGCTGTACGCAGCGTGGCTGCTATATGCCAGGGAGCAGGCGAAGGCAGCGAATGAAGCCGGCGAGGTCGTCCCGGTAGGGGTGAAATCCCAGACCGACGGCGACCTCAGCCGCACCTATACCGGGGACGTCTCCGGCGCGGACGGGGTTTCTGACCCCGCCGGCTACTACGGTCGCTGGAAGGCCCTCAATGACATCTGCGCGCGGGTGGGTGCCATCACCGTCAGTCCGGTAGCCGGAGGTTGCTGCGGATGTCCTCCGTAACGAGGTCGAATAGCGACGGGCTGGATGCCTTCGTGCGCAACGTGCATGCCTTGGATGGCCACGGCGTGAAAGTGGGTATCCAGTCCGATGCCGGGGCGCATCAAGGCACCAGCATCCTGGACATTGCCATCTACAACGAGTTCGGCACTGAGACCATTCCTGCGCGGCCCTTCATCCGGGACTTTGCACAGAGGAATGAGAGGGTGCTGGGGATGGCAATGGATCGCGTTGCTACGCTGATCGAGCGGGGCACCCCGGTAGATGTAGGTCTGGCGCAGCTTGGTGAGTTTGCGCAGAACAGCCAGAGGGCGCACGTGCGTGCCTCTAACTCGTGGGCGGTGCCAAACGCCCTCTCCACTATCAACGTGAAGGGGAGCGATGTGCCGCTTATCGACGACGGGGTCCTGGTCAACGCCATCCGCTGGGAGAAGACCTGATGGCGATGCTCGGCGAACGAACACTCCCGCGTATCACCCGGACTGCCGGTGGATACGTAAAAGGCCGCTGGGTTGATGGGGAAGAGTCGGAGACGACCTTTCGGGCCAGCATCCAGCCGGCCAAAAAGGACGACTACGACCAGCTCCAGGCTCTCGCTGAGGGCCGGCGGGTCGAGTCGGCTATCCGGATCTACACCAGGACCGAACTGGTGGTGGCCGGCGATACCGCGCAGAACGGCGATCTGGTCATTCATCGCGGCGATCGATACCTGGTCACCGCCGGCAGCGATTGGAACGTCGGTATGCGCGGCGTGGACCACTACCGCTATCTGGCGGTCAGGCAGAAGCCCACGGCGGAGGAGGGCTCATGATCGAAGACGAGATTCTCGCCTTGGTCAGCCAGGCCACGCAGCTGCAGGTGATCTTCGCGAATCAGAACGGCCCTCGCCCCAAGCTGCCGTACATCACGCTTCGGGTCGGCACCGCGCCGCGGCAGGGCGTGCTGGAAGGTGATCTGTCTGAGGAGGGGGTCCAGACCTACGCGGGCCACCGTGACGCAACCGTCGAGCTTCAGTGCTTCGGCGATGGTGGTTTCGACGCACTTGATGATCTCAGCCAGCGTCTCAAAGGCCCGGGAATGCTCGCGCATGCGCTCGCAGCCAATCTCGCTGTCTACGCTGCGGACGCAGTCCAGAACGTGCCAGTGCTGCGCGATGGGGGCAAGTACGAGCCCCGCGCAGTGATGGACATCGGCATTCGCTACACCAAACAGCACGACGAAGTCGTCGGGCTGATCAAAACAGTAAAGGGCGAGATAGCCCTGCAGGGTCAGACAGAGTTGGTCGACAAGTTCGAAGCCTCCATCGCCATCTGAGCCTCCAGCAACAGAAAAAGCCCGCCAGCGCCATCAGGCGCTCGTTTCCATGCCCAGGAGCAACCTGCAATGGCATCCATCAACCGCATCGCCAAGGTCGAGATTTCCTTGGCGACCACCTCGATCAATCAGCAGTCTTTCAGCGATCTGCTGTTCCTCGCAGCCTTGCCGGACACCGAGGAACGAGTGTTCCTGGTCACTTCGGCTGATGAGCTGCTGGATCACGGCATTGAACTGGCCGACCCTCTCTACAAGGCCGTTCAGACTGTTTTCCAGCAGGATCGCGCCATTGACCAGGTCTACATCGGCCGCCGGACGTTGGACGACGACGGCGATCCGACAGAGACCATCACAGAGGCGCTGGTTGCAATCCGCGCCGCCCATAGCGGCTGGTACGCGTTGATCCAGCTGTCTCGTGCTGCAGCCGACATCATGGAGGCGGCTGCGTGGGTCGAGGCCAACGAAAAGCTGCAGCTTGCCAGCAGTGGCGATGCCGCGATCATTGTCGCGGGCGACGCAGACATCGCAAGCCAGCTGAAGGCGCTCAACTACAACCGTACCGCGCTCTGGTATCACGCTAACGCGGGCACAGAGTGGCTGGAGGCCGCGTTGGCGGCCAATCGGTTCACCTATGAGCCCGGCGCCGAGACGTGGGCCAACGTGCGCCTGACTGGCGTGCAGACCGATCCGCTGACGGAGGGGCAGTCCCAGATCGTGCGCGGGAAGAACGGCAACACCTTTGAGCAGTTCCGAAATCTGGGCTTGACCCAGTATGGAACCGTGGCCAGCGGTGAATGGATCGACATCATCCGCTTCCGCGACTGGCTCAAGGATCGAGTGCAGACCGGGGTGGTGGACGTACTGGCCAAGGCAGACGGCAAGATCCCGTATACCAGTGCGGGCATCCAGGTCATCGTCACCGCTCTTCGCGCCGCGCTCGATGCGGGTGTCACTGCTGGCGGCATCGCGCCCAAGGAGACCGACGCCAGTGACAACGTACTGGAATCCTATCGGATCACCTATCCGGGCCTGGCAGAGATCGCAGACAGCGTGAAGTCGCAGCGCCTGCTGGAGGGCATCCGCTTCTCGGCACGACTGGCTGGCGCCATCCACACGACCGAAATCACCGGCACCCTTTCCTACAGCATTTGAGGACCTCGCCCATGGGCGTCAAGACCTACGACTCCTCGCAGGTGATCATCACCTTCGGGCCGCACATCATCACCGGCTACGCCGAGGACACCTTCATTTCCGTAGAGGAGATGGGTGATGGCATCAGCTCCGTGGTGGGTGCCAATGGTGAAAAAGCGCGTTCGATGTCCCAGAACCGCTCCCTTCAGATCACCCTGACGCTGCTGCAGACCAGCAAGAGCAATGACGTGCTGTCGGCAGCCGCTGAGTTTGACCGAGCATCCCATGGGCAGGGAGCGCTTCCGATGGCCATCACCGATCTCACCGGCCGCACGCTGATTGCGGACCCCAGCTCGTGGGTTGTGAAGAAGCCAAATTCGGAGTTTGGTGCCACCGTTGGCACCCGCGAATGGACACTCGAAACGTCCAACGACGCGATCTACCACGTCGGGGGTGCACGCTGATGGCCCGCCAGGAAGTGGTCATCGGCGCCACGACGTTCTACCTCCAGACCTTCGCGCCGCGCGACGCCCTGCGCATCTTCGGCGACCTCCAGAAGGACCTGCTCCCCAGCTTGGGCGGGGTGCTCGCCTCGGTGGCCAGTGAGGATGGCGGGGATATCAACCCCGAGACCCTGCTCGCCGGCATCAAGTCGTTCTCGGTCTCCCTGGACGGCAAGGCGCTCGACGCCTGGTGCGATCGCCTGATCGATCCGGAGCGCGTCACCTACGAAAAGAACGGCAAGGACGCTCGAAAGCTCACCAAGGCCAATATGGATGACGCATTCGAGGATTTCGCTGAGATCCTGGAGTTGCTGTTCCACATCATCAAGCTGAACTTCGCCGGCCCTTTGGGGCGCTGGCTCGGCCTCTCTGGTCCGGGCCTGAAAGAGAAGCTGGGCGGTCTGTTGGGCGGTTCCAGCCCGAGCTCGAGCGAGAGTTCCTGATCTTCCGCCCGGTTATGGCCGGGCACGTGACCATGACAGAGGTCAACCAAGGATCGGTTGACCTCATGGACCTCATCAAGATCAATGCCCTGATCGACGCCCGCGAGGCTGCCGAGGCCGCGGCATCGAAGAAAACCGGGAAGTAGCCATGGCACTCCGTGAACTCGTCACCCAGCTGCGATACGAGCTGAAGGACGGCAATCTCAAGAAGTATGTGGACGGCTACCGGAACGCCGAAAAGCAGATCAACACGGTCGCCAAGGCTGCTTCCCAGAGGCTCAACGGCGCTCTGCGGGAATCCACCCGAAGCATGGGCGAGATGAATCGCACCGGCGGTCGCCTCACCGGGATGATGCGCGGCCTGGTGCGCGAGACACGTGAGTTCGCCATTGGGCTGCGGCAGGGCGCCCGTCAGGGCTACGGGGAAGTGCTTCGCCAGATGGATCGGGTTGAGGCACGGCAGCGCCGCCTTCGCCGAACAGGAGCTGGCGGGGCCGGAGAACGCATGGGGTTCGGCGGCGGCACGCTGCAGGGGGCCATCCAAGGGGTCCTGGCCACGGTGAGCGGCAAAGCCATCATGGATGCCTCTGACGAGTGGTCAGGCGCTCGGTCTCGCATTGGCCTCCAAACAGGAGATTCGAGAACGCGGGATCGCTCGTCACAGTTCCTCTTCCAGAGCGCTCAGAACACTGGGCAAAGCTATTCGTCGCTGGCGGATACCTTCGTCTCCTTGGCGCGAGGGCGCGAATCGTTGGGCATTACGAACGATCAGACCCTGCTTTTGTCCAACACGCTGAGCAAGCTCTTGACGATCGGCGGCGGAAGCCAAGGGTCGCAAGATGCGGCCCTCACTCAGTTTGGCCAGGCCATGAACTCCGGCGTTCTGCGCGGCGATGAGCTGAATTCCGTAATCGAGCAGGCTCCGCGCCTGGCCCAAGCCATTGCCGAGTCGCTGGGGACCAGCGTCGGCAATCTCAAGAAGCTGGGAGAAGAGGGAAAGATCACCTCCAAGGCTATCGCGGATGGGCTCCTTCGACAGACGCAGAAGGTCGACGAAGAGTTCGCCAAGCTCCCCATGACATTCGGCCGATCATGGACCCAGATCCGCAACAGCTTCGTGAAGCGTGCTGGTGAAATCAATGACCAGTACAAGCTCGCGGAGAGGTTCAACACGGTCGCTCAGTGGGTGATCAAAAACATGGCTGCGATCGGCGGTGCCATGGCTGCCATCGCCGGCAGTTGGGTCGTGGTGAAAATCTTCACGGCCCTCACTGCCGTGTTCAAGGCGCTCCAGAGCGTTGGTAGGCCGCTGCTTCTTTTCTTTGACCGGCTCGCCCGCGGGAACATCGCACAGGCCTTCTCAAAGTTCGGGTCGGCTGGGCTGCGGATCCTCAAGGTGGTGCGAGGTATCGGCATCGCGATCAGCGCCGCCGGTGCACTAGGTCTTGGGGTCTTTGCCGCGATTGCTGCTGTGATCGTTGCCGCTGCCCTGCTGATCTATAAGTACTGGGCACCCATCAAAGCGTTTCTCTTCGGGTTTTGGCAGGGGTTCGCCGAGTCTGCATCGCAGGCATTCGACGAACTGGCGTTGGCACTCCGGCCGCTTGGTCCGTACCTGGCGGCCGTCGTGGGTTGGCTCAAGGAGATGTGGTTGTGGTTCCTCAACTTGATCGCTCCAGTCAACGCGACGCAAGAAGAGCTGGACCAGGCGACTGCATCAGGCAAGAAGTTCGGGCAGGCGATGGTTGCCAACCTGAGGATGGTGATCGCTGTCATCGGGCTGCTGGTGCGCGGTATCGTCGTTGTGGGCCAGGTGATGGGCGCCGTGACCGGCGTCATTGGAGCGGCATGGGACGCAATCATCAGCCGCTTCCGCAGCGGCTGGGCGGCTCTCACGGCCGCGATTCCAGGGTGGGCCTTGAATGGCGTCGGAATCATGGGCCAGCTGGCCAATGGTGGCTCCCTGGCGAGTGTTGCCGCATCGAGCATGGTCACCGCCGGTCGCGGTAGTCAGAGTGTTTCGAACACGACCAATGCGACCGTCAACGTCACGCCTCCCCCGGGTGGCAGTCCTGCTGCGTACGGCGCTGCCGCCCAGCGGGGGACCTCGAAGGCTCTGAGCAGCTTCCAGTATCAGCTTCCGACTGCGGTCGAAGCGTTCTAACCCGGTGCCGCGCTGGTGGTTACCTCCCAGCTCGGCACCCACTACACAAGGCCAGATGGATCCTCATGGCAGACATGACCTTTTTCGACGGCTTCTCGTTCACCTGGGCGAGTGATGGTCCGGTCGCCACGCTCAGCCAGGAGGCGGTCAAGGTCGGGTGGAACTTCATTGGCCAGACGCCGCCGGCGGTGGAGCAGTTCAACGCAGTGCACCATCTGGATGGGCAGCGCCAGCAATGGCTGTTCGGTCAGCTCAAGGGCGTCACCGACGCGGCGGGCATGACGCTCGTGCCCGGCGATACAGGCACGCTGTGGGCCGCCCTCTACTCGAAGTTCAACATCGGATTCACCCCCGTTCAGCAGGGCGGCGGCGCGGGACAGTCCTCGAACAAGGTGCATATCGGGTGGGGCGGGAGCGCTGGGCTGAAGGCTCAGGTAGACGGGACTGACCTCGGTTCCTTCGTCTTTGCGAGTCGGCAGTTCACCGCGGGTGCTGGGCTCACCGGAGGCGGCACGTTCGGATCTGACCGCGTCATCAGCATGGGCACGCCCAGCACTATCACGACGAGCTCCTCGAACTCGGCGGGCGGGACAAGCCACAGTCACCAGCTGGACATCACGCTTGGTGATGTTCCCGGCACGCTTCCTGTCTCCAAGGGCGGGACGGGAGCAACGGCGGCCGGCCAAGCGCGCGCGAACCTGGACATGGGCACCTTCTTGAAGCTGGCGGAACTGTCGCTGGCGGAGAATGGTTTTGCACGGCTCGGTACAGATAACGGGCAGCAGGGCCTCATCCTTCAGTGGGGGCGATTTATCCCGGCTTCTGGCATGGCCGAAGGTCCGGGCCCGACCATCACGTTCCCGACTCCTTTCCCCGGTGCGTGCCTGACGGTGGTCACGTCGGAGCGAATCGCGGCGGGTAATGCCGGGATCGACGCCTTCCTCCAGATCGTGGGTGTCCCCTCGGCCACGCAATTTCAAACCTACATCCAGAAGCCAGGTGACGCCTCGGCCAACTGGTCTGGGATGTTCTGGTTCGCAATCGGGTATTGACCATGTCGCTTACCGCGTTGACGTTCAATTCGGTGTTCGGCACGCGCGCCGTCATCGGCACCCTGCAACTGGATGCGCTTGTGAGCGAGGACACCATCCTCGACAGCTACGCGACCATCTACCCGGTTGAGGACGGCGGGAGCATCACAGACAACGTCTCCAGCGACGCCGAGAAGCTCTCGCTCACAGGGCAAGTTACCTCGGCTGAGATCACGGTCTATGGCGCAGGCGGTTGGCAGAAGCTGATCCAGGCCAAGGACGTGTTCCGCCAGCTGCACGAAGCTCGGACGCCGATCAGCATCTCTACCGGCATGGACAACTACACCGATATGGTGATGGAGCGTTGCAGGATTGGGCGCTCAAACGAGGGGGATCACTTCACTGTCGAGTGCGACTTCCGGAAGATCCTTAAGGCGCAGTTGCAGACCGATACGGTTCCGGAAGACAAGGCGGCCGTAAGCGCCAAGGGCAAGGCTGGCTCCACCCGCACCAGCGGCGGAAAGGTCAATGCCGCGGACCTTAGCGAGAAGCAACAGCAGGCGGCTACCGACTACGTCAACGCCACGCTGGGCATCGGCCCGCGCGTACGTCCCCCGGGTGTGATGTGATGTTCAGCATTCCCACGATCGACGCAAACGACCAGCTGCTGGAAGTTGAGCTGGACGGCGAGACCTTCTTCGTTCGCTTGAGCTGGAACAGTGAGGCCGCGTTCTGGGTCATGGAGATCCAGAACTACAACCAGGAGACGCTGGTGGCCGGGGTCATCGTCGTGCCGAACGTCCCGCTGCTTGCGCGCTTCCACTACCTGGATGTGCCGCCGGGAGAGCTGATGGCTCTGCTGCCGGGCGACGACAGCAGCATCCCCCGTGACGGCTTTCTCACTGGGAAGGCAAGCCTGATCTACATGACCGAGGCGGAAGTGTCGGCAATCAAGGGAGGGCCGCGCTGATGGCTCGTTTCCGTCGCACCTTCCGCCTCGTCGTTGGCCCGGCCGGAGGGCAGGGCATCACCATCCAGCCGCCGATGCAGATTCAGTTCGATGTCACCAAGGACTCGAAGGAGGATCCGAACGTTCATTCGATCCGGATCTACAACCTCAAGGAATCGACCCGCGCGGCCTTGGAGAAGCCGGACCTCCGGGCGTACCTGTATGCCGGGTACGAGGAGGAGAGCGGCGGAATCTTGCTCGCTGCGGGTACTGTGGTTGACTCGTTTACCCGGTTTGACACGCCTGATGTGGTCACCGAGCTGGCCGTGGTGGATGGCTACGGCGAGCTGCGCGACAGCGCGGTCAGCTTGAGCTATGGGGCGGGAGCCAACTCGGCGACCATCATCGAAGCCGTGGCCCTCCAGATGGGACTCGTGCTGAACATGCCGCGGTCCTTGCAGTCGAGGACCTGGGATCACGGCTTCAGCTTCTACGGCCCGGCACGCCAGGCACTGCACAAGCTGTGCCGGGGCTCTGGTGTCGAGTGGTCGGTCCAGAACCACACCCTGCAGGTCGTTGCCGTTCGCGGGACCACGGAACGCTCCGTGGTCGTGCTGCGTGCGGATTCGGGGCTGATCGGCTCGCCCGATCGCGTTCGCGAGTCGGCGCGGGAGATGGACGCCAGCGCCGAGCCGGGCACGGCCAAGAAGAAAAAGAAAAGGGACCGAAGTGTGGCCGCGACGATCGTGTCCGAGCGGCAGCGCCGCGACGGATGGCGGGTGCGGTCGCTGCTGCTGCCGTGGATCAACCCCGGCGACCGTGTCCAGATGGACAGCCGACAGGTTCAGGGCCTGTGGCGTGTCGAGTCGGTGTCCCACAACGGGGACTACCAAGGCGGCGACTGGACGACCGAAATGCACCTTGTGGAGCGTGTGGGATGAGCCAGGCCAGCGATATCCGCAGACTGATCGCCACCGAGCTGGCAGATGTGCATACGTGCTTGCCGGGCAAGATCGTCAGCTTCGACGGCCTCGCGGCGGTAGTGCAGCCCTCTCTGAGCAAGGCTCTCGCATCGGGAGACGACTTGCCGGCTCCGCAGATTGTGAGCGTGCCGGTCTGCTTCCCGCGCGGCATGGGCGGCAAGGCCATCATCTCCGTGCCGCTGGGCGCCGGGGATGACGTCCTCCTGCACTTCTCGGAGCGTGCTCTGGAGAACTGGCTTTCGGGCAAGGACGGTGCCCCTGGCGATCCCCGCATGTTCGACCTGTCCGACGCCTTTGCCACGCCGGTATGCCGGCCCGGAGGTAGTTCGGTCGACACGGTGAATCTCGTGGTCCGTCTGGATCAGGCCAGCATCACGATATCGCCCGATGGAACAGTGGTGATCTCAACGCAGGGCGCCGCCGAAGTGACCGCGCCAGCAGGCCTGACGATCAACGCTGACATCACCGTCAACGGCATGATCGAAGCAACCGGCGATGTGACGGGCGGCGGGATCAGCCTCATGCACCACCGCACCACGAACGTCACGCCGGGCACCGGCATGTCAGGGGAGCCAGCGCCATGACCCTGGACCTCAAACTCAACGCAGGCCATGACCTCGCGGTCGAAAAGACCAGCGCCGTTCTGGTAGACGGCGCCGCGCGGATCAAGCAACAGATCAAGGTGACCCTGCTGACCTGGCTGGGCGAGTACTTCCTCGATACCACGTTCGGCGTGCCCTACCTGGAGTCGATCCTGGTGAAGAAGCCCAGCCGAACCGAGATCGAGGCCGTGCTCCGCAGCAGGATCAACGACGTGCCAGGCGTCTCTCGGGTCAACACCATGGAGCTGACGATCGACCGCGAGCATCGCTCGCTTCAGGTCATCTTCGAGGCATCGACCCTTGAGGGCCTTGTGGCCGACACCATCAATCTCTCGGAGTAGTTCATGGCCGACTTCGGCGTTACACCCGCCGGCTTCATCCGCAAGCGCCTGGCCGACATTCGGCCGGAGATCATCGCGGCGCTGCGGAACAATCTTCAGGTTGCCGGCCTGCCCGGTGACATCGAGACCCGGCCGGATTCCGTGCTCGGCATCTTGATCGATACCTTCGCCGAGCGCGAGGCCGCGGTCTGGGAGCTGGCCGAGGGCGTCTACGGCGCCATGTACCCCAGCACTGCCAGCGGCGTGAATCTGGACAATGCCGTGTCCCTGACCGGCGTTGTCCGCGAAGGGGCGACCAGCTCCCGCGGTTATGTCGTGCTGTTCGGTGAGGGGGGCACGACGGTGCCGGCTGGCTCGCAGCTCCGCAATGTCGAGACTCAGGAGGTGTGGAAACTCGGCGACGAGGTGCGCATCACCCGGTCCAACACGGCGCGTGCCACGATCGGGCTGGTCGGCGCGCCGGCGGCGGGCACCTACACGATCTACATAGATGGCGTCCCCTACAGCTACGCGGCGGGTATCGGCGAGAGCACGACGCAGATCCTCCTGGGTATCGCCGCCGCAATCACGGATACCACGATCACCGTGGTGGCCACCGGCGCCGAGCTGCAGCTGACCGCACCGGCGGGAACGGGCTTCCCTCTTGGCATTACGCCAAACCTGCGGGTCACCGGCCTCGGTAGCCCGGCTCTGGCGGAATCCCTCAATCCTTCCACGCTGGGTGCGGAACCTGACACGCTGACGGAGATCCTGACGGTGGTGAGCGGTTGGGCCGCGGTGACCAATCCCTCGCCGGCATCCTCGGGCGCGATCGCGGAGAGCGACTCTTCGCTGCGCAATCGGTACGGCACTGGTCTGTATGCGCTCGGCGGCGCCACGCTGCGGGCGATCATCGCCCACGTCCGGTCCAAGGCCGCCGGAGTGACCAACGTGGTCGCCTACGAGAACACTGGCGACTACACGGACATGTCGCGCCGGCCGCCCCACTCGGTTCATGTCATCGCAGAAGGCGGGCTGGACGTGGAGATCGCCCAGGCGATCTACGATGCGAAGGCCGCCGGCATCGATACGCACGGTGCTTTTGCCGTGCCGGTCACCGGTGCCCTGGGCCTCCAGACCGTTGTGCGGTTTGATCGACCCGTGCCCGTCTATGTCTGGATCAAGGCGGACATCACGCTGCTTGACCCCGGCGAGCAAGCTTTCCCCGATGCCGGCCTGGTCGACATCGAGGAGGGTCTGGCAGCGTTCGGTGGTCAGCTCGAGATCGGCGATGACGTGGTGTGGCAGTCGTTCTTCAGGGCCGTCTACTCGGTCCCGGGGGTCGCCTACGCTAATCAGACCATCGCCACGTCCACGGATCCGGCGATCGCGCCTGCGCCTGGCGCTTACCACGCGGCCAATATCACCATCCAGCCGCAGCAGCGCGCAATGTTTGATGCCAGCCGGGTCGAGGTGAGCAATGGATCTTGACCAGGACCATGGACGCATTGCCTGGTCAAACTGGACCGCGCAGTTCAAGGACTCGCCGCGGCTCCGGTCTGTGGTCATGGCGTTGCTGCAACCCTTCACGGCGGTGCAGGGGGCCTTGAAGCAGCTGCGCGATGATCGCTGGCTGGACGCCGCTGTCGGGGCCCAGCTGGACGGCCTCGGGGATCTGCTGGACCGACCGCGTCGCATCACAAACACGCGGGCCATCTGGCATTTCGGCTTTCAGGGGCAGCCGAACATCGGCGGGTTCGGGGAGTTCCCCTTGTATCGGGTGGGCGCGGGCCTGTTCACCGGCGGATCCACACTCGATGACCAGAACTATCGCCGCCTGTTGCGCTGGAAGGTCCTGGTGGACAGCGGATTCGGTACTGCGGCCCAGATCGAAGGGGCATTGCGTGTGCTGTTCGCCGTGGATCGGATCGCGGTCGAAGACCTGGGGAATGCGCGAATCCGGGTGCACATCGGCCGCAAGGCGACAGAGGACGACTACTTTCTCGGGAACGTAGGTCAGTGGGTGCCGTCGGCCGCGGGCGTGGCCTTGGAGTTTCGAACCTATGAGGCTGACGATTCCTTCGAATTTGACACCTCCAAGTATCTGCAGCTGCTGATGGGCAGCGACGGCGTGCCCCTGCTGGGGCGTGACGGCTATCAACTTATTGGAAAGGGGTAACACCGTGGCAGAGAAAGAGCTCAGCCAGTATCAGGACATTACGGCGATTGGGGCGGGTACGAAGCTGGCGGTACTGCAAGGAGGCATGAACGCTCAGGCCCCTGCTTCGGTGCTGAAGGTGTTCGTGGAGGGCCAGATCGAAGCATCCGGACTCCCTGCCGAAGTTGAGGCGCTTAAGGCGGGTCAGGCGGGGGGGGCCATCGGAGAATCGACATGGTCGAGGCTCATCTCCGTCGAACCAGGCATTAGCCAGCCGATCGGCGCGCAGGCGGATATTTCGATGGCCACCGACTCGGGATCACATGTAGATCCTGTCAAGCCGGGAGCACAGGTTGTCCCCAATTATGGTCGATTCGTCAGGAGATCCTCTTCTGCGACTGGATGGGAGTGGCTGCGTGGCGATCTGCTGCTGGATAAGTCCGATTACTCGCAGGTCGACCTGCAGCTGGAGCTGATCACCACCACGCTGAATGGGTCTGGTTCTGGAAGTTCATTCTTCAAGGGCTTCGTACCCGGCAGTGGAGGGCTTCTCAACCTCCACTTCTCTGCCGGGGCCATCGGCATCCGAGATCGACGCGGTGGCGTGACCGTACATCGAGAAGTTTCATTGGCGTCTGATACGGTCTATGCCGTCGGCGTTGGTCAAGTGCTGATCTGGGACTTCACTACGAATGAAATGGCGGTGCAGAACAATTTTTCTGCTCGCCCCTCGAGCTATGCTCTGCTTGCCTACAACAAGTTTGGACAGATCGTCTCCGGCTTGTTACAGGGAGTCATCCTGCGGATGGCCGACGACCTCCGTGAATCTCAGCTTGTGGTGGCACCGTGGTACACGGACGGAATCATTTCGTCGGGCGTCGTTCCCATGAGTGTCAACCTAGCGGCATCAGCGCTTTTTCTCGTCGCAGCAAGTGGCAAGCAGCTTCAAACCATTGCCGCAGGGACGTACGCGGCTCCGTTCAGCATCCCGGTGAACTCTGTTCTCCTATGGGATTTGGTTCAGAACGTCATCGCTGTATACCCCAACAACGGCACCAAGCCGATGCCGCATGTGCTAATGGCGAATTGCCGCACCGGTGGTTATGCCACCACTGGACATCTGGCTCAGACTAGAAACTCATTCAACTCGATCGGGGACCATGCCGCACTGTCGGTTGTGAACTCTCGCACCAAGCTCCTGTACTCGCATCTCACCTTCTCACGTGACAGCAGTGGCGCGTCGCCGATTTCCGTGGATGGGGCCACCGTGTCGGCCACAGGGCTGACGATGTTCGCTCTGGGCTGGAATGGCTCCAACATCAAGCAGATCAGCCCGGGCACTACTGGAGCTATTACGACGAGCTGGGCTTTTGCTGACAATGAAGTTCTGATCTGGGATTGGGACACAAATACCGTTCGGAAGATCGGAAACAATGCTGTTCGCCCGGCCCAGTTCGCCACTCTCCTGATGCGCAAGAACGGCGCATTTGTGTCGGGCGAAATGCTGCCACTGGTGAATGAGGTTCGCACTCCTCAGTACGCTTTGGCCGATAGCCAGGCTGACAGCACGGAAAGTCGGTGCATCGTTGTGCGAGGAAAATTCTCCGCACAAGGTCTCACCATCGTCAGGGATCGAGTCTGGTCCTTCGATGCCGCTCCAGCCGACCATAGCGCTCCAGCTAATATCATCCGGTACTGGGCGGACCTGGAGGGTGGATTCGGCGGTGCTGGAAACCTGACCCACAACTTCGGCCATGTTGCGACGGCGGACTTCAACTCGCGAAATGGCGTGCTGCTGATGGGTAACGGGGAAAGCTCCACCAGCGTACTTCCACGCGTCGACCTGCTTCTTGATGCGACTAGCTACTCCGATGGAGCGTTCCTCAACTTCAACGATCCAGTCGGCACGCCCCGTGTCTCGATCGAATTTTTCGTTCGTGGTCCCGGCGGCGCAGTGACAAAGGAGATCGGCGGGAGCGGCGCGGTCTGCTGCTGGGGAGAGGCAGACCACGTCATCTACTTGATGACCGGTCAGGGGACTTACGCCCACCGCATCTTCAAGGTTGTGCTCGGTATGGGCTCCAATGACTTCAGTGACAGCACTGGCACCGATTTGACGAGGTGGGGCACGTTCGTTCCTGATCTTTCAGATGACGAGTACAACGGAACAGCCTTGGTGTACCAGGTGTACACAGGCAAGGAGTACAACGTTTCGCAGGGCATGTGCTTCCACGATGGAAAGCTCTACTACGGAATCACATCGACCTCCCAAGCGCTGGAGGTGATCGAGGTGTCCATGCGGGAGAACGGGACTTTCCGTACCGGCCGAAAGTTCCGCTACGATGCGATCAAGCGGGACGGGACGCGGAACGATATTGAGACGGAGGACTGCTGCATTCTCGGTGGTCGCCGTCTCTTGGCAGGAGGCCGGCATAGTGGCGAGTACTGGTGGTGCTTGTTCCCGCTCTACAACGAGATGGGAGGGATTGCCGATGTTGGTGCCGAGGTTATGTTCCCGTTCCCGTGCAACCAGATCCCTCAGCCGCTCATCAGCCCGATTGGCGGTGCAGCAGACCTCAGAATCGACAGCTTGGATCGGGAGGGTTTCACCGTGAGCTCGATCGCCGGAGGCGCCGGGAAGTACCACTGGGCTGCCCGGATCTCCTGAGCAGCCGGGGCACAAGGAAGTGCCCTGGGTTAGAATTCGCCCCTCAGGAAGGGGGAAGTATGCGTAACACAAGGATCGACGCAGCGAAATTCGTGCTCATGGTGCTGGTCGTTGCAGGTCATCTGATCGAGTGGTTGCCATTGGACTCAGGTCAGGTGCTGTACCGGTGGATCTACATGTTCCACATGCCGGCGTTCGTGTTTCTTTCCGGACTAGTGTGTGCTGACGTCCTTGATGTGAGACGCGCAAGAGCGCTTGTCGCTTTCGTGGTTCTTCCCTATTTGGCCCATCAGCTGGCCACGAATGGGATGGTCTCAGTGCTCGGCAATGAGCCTTTTTCCTACCAGATCAGCAACCCCTACTGGGCGCTTTGGTATCTGGTGAGCCTGTTCTGCTGGCGGCTTCTGCTTCCTGTGATGGTCGCCACGGGTGCGCCTGTCTTCGTGGCCATCTGCATCAGCTTGCTCTCCGGCTTGGCCCCTGAGTTCAACCATTCCTGGTCGATAGGGCGGACAGCCTCGATGCTCCCGTTCTTCGTCCTAGGCCACCTGTTCGCCAAGGGTGGCGGGCCTAGGCTTCCGTCGGCAAAGCCTATCGCCGCTGTTGCCATGCTCTTTGCCATAGGTGCCGCCGCATACCTTTCCCGCGGAGTTTCCCTTCAGTGGCTGTGGGCGCACACGCCTTACGAGGGGTTCGGAGTCAGCCCGGGGCAGGGGCTTGCGCTGCGTGCTGCGCAGCTCGCGCTGGGTGTAATTGGGTCCGCTGCCGTCTTCATGTTGATCCCGGATTCGGCTAGGCTCGCGGCGCTCGGGCGCCAGTCACTTGCGATCTTCATTGGGCACATCTACGTCCTGAAGGCGATGTACGCATTCGGCATCATCGCTCTGATGGCAACGCTCCAGCTTCCTGTGAAGGTCGTGGCGGTGTCGGTTCTAGCGCTTTTCATCTCGGTTGCATGCGCTGCTGGCGGACGAATCTTCCCCTGGGCGTTTGACTTCAGCTGGCTCTTGAACATGGTGGACAGGATAAAGAGCAGGGCTGGTACAGGGGCCGGCGCCAGCATTTGACCCCAGTGGGTGGTCAGATGGCCTGTAGCAGGGCATCGGTATTGTTCCGGGGCATGTTCACTGCCCGGCTGACGCGATAGGCCTCCATCGCCGGCGGCTCGCTGGCCAGCTGCATCGCCACCGTTTCAGCCCCTAGTGGCTCAGGTGATCGGCATCCGTGGGTGCCGGACGAGACCCGCTGCCAACGCGGTCAATGAACTCAGAAAATCTAGCCAGGCTGACAGCCTGACGATTTTCACAATGCGGGCAGGCGAGAACGGCTCCTCCCGCAATGGCAATCAGGCCCCGGCCAGGCAAGGCGTCAAACGACCAGCCGCACGGCAGGCATCGGCACTGAACGCTCGTTACTTCAAGGAGCCGCCCAGCCTCGTCTGCCTGGCCAGCGACGTCAACGAGATAGAACTGTCCGGTGTTGGGCATGGGCCTCTGTGGTTGGCGACGGGGCCGGGATGCCTCGAACGTGAATCATAGCCGTCCGCTTGTTAAGGTTCGGCAGATTTCGTCGCTCACGGATCCTTGAGCGGGCCGTGGTGTAATCCGGCCATGTGCTACTCCGCTCAAATCAAGGCCGATTACCACAAGCTGGTGCGCGAGTTCGGCGCAGTCGTGTCTATGGACGAGTTCGCGGCGCTGTATGCCCACGATCCCGGCAAGAAGCGGCCAAAGACGCCGAAGGCCATGGATGATGCATTTGCCGCGGGCAAGACCCCTGCCGAGCGTTCGGTGTGGGCGGAGATCCAGGACTGGAACGCCGGCGATGCCACTGCCTTTGAGCAGGAGCTGTTCGCCCAGAAAACCCGCCTGGTCAACGCCGAGCGCGCGCTGCAAACCAAGGTCACGAAGAAGGCCGAGAACGACGTGCGGGTGGCCACCAACAAGATCGCCCGAGCCCAGGGCAAGCTGGCCGACCTCCGGCGCACTGAGGACGTGGCACGGGACTCGCGCATCTTCCCCGGCGTGTACGGCACCGTGGTCGTGTCGGAGGGCGGCAGGCGAGTGGTGAAGCCGATGCGCTACCAGTGCCGGCTTGCCGGCAAGCCGGCAAGCTATGACCAGCGCTACCCCGGCACCTACAACGCCCGGCGCGACAGCCTAGAGGGCTTCTGGCGGCCGGCTTTCGGGCACACGCACGCGCTCATGGTGGTGGACACCTTCTATGAGAACGTGGAGGGGCCGGATGGCGGCAACCAGGTGGTGCAGTTCACGCCCCGCACGGGCGATCCGATGCTGGTGGCCTGCCTGTGGTCGCACTGGGTGGACCCGGCCGGCAAGGAGCCCGATCTGCTGTCCTTCGCCGCAATCACCGATGACCCCGAGCCCGAGGTCGCCGAGGCCGGCCATGACCGGACGATCATCAACATCAAGCCCGAACACGTGGATGCCTGGCTCAACCCCAACCCGGCCGACTTGGGCGCGCTCTACGCGATCTTCGACGACAAGCGGCATCCGTTCTACGAGCATCGTCTGGCGGCGTAGGGCAGCGCCCACACTGTCTTACGCAGTTGGCCTATGGTCCGCGGCATCGCCGCGACCCATCATCGATATGCCGGATCCGGGAGCCGCAGGCAGCTCAGCCCGGATGCCGGGGCGCCTGAGCAGCGCGCCGCAGGCACCTTTGCAGCTTCCTGGCAGGGCTCCCAGAACCTCAGTTCCAGGCCCCTTATCCTGCTGGTCTTCCCAATGAAAGTTAGTCCCGCTCCGGTCCCCCGGTCTCGAAAGAAATCTGCTTCATAAGTGCGGGCGCCGAACCCTTTTCCTTGGCTCCTCTTAATCTTGTGAACCAGTAGGAACGACTTTGCATAGTTCAGCGACTTGGGGTACGTGGAGTCCGAAATCCTTATAGGTGTGATCGTCATTCACGATCCATAGGAACCTGAACTCGTTCTGCGGGCCGAAAATACTTGGGCTTTTGACAAATCCAAGTTCGCCTGGCGCCGGGGCAAGGCCTTCGAAATAGGGGTCGGAGTAGGTGACGTGATTTCGGTTGCCTAGTTTCAACAATCCGATGGTGCGCTCAAGAGCCTTCGTCACGCGGTGGTAAAAAAGATCAACGTCCGATATCTGGACGCAGTGGCGCCCAAATTCCATGAGCAGCTGTTCATCGGAGTAGGGGGCAAGCGCTGTGGAAACAAGGTAAGCGTTCTCCATCGTCCTGGTAGCGAAGCAATTGTGGAAGTTCACCCTGACGTCTCGACCTAGCTTGAAGCCTGCCATTGATGCAAAGCGTGCAACACTTGGATCCTCTAGTGTCCCGCCAATCACGCCGCTACCCAGAGTGATCTTTCCCTCAGCTTTGTCGCCACGAAGTCTGTCTTCGCACCTACGGCAGTGCTCTAGGGTGCTGAGCCACACAGTACCTTCGGTGAGCGCTTTAGCGTGATCTGAGTCCTGAAAGTGCTTAAAGACGCGCATGGTTAAGTCCTTTTGTCCCATCAATTAGTTAACGCTCTGCGGAACATCCGGCGTGGTCAAACCTTACCATCGGTCTGGACGCGGAAGCGATCCACCTTAATGACAAGGGGTGACCCTCCGAATTCAACGCGTAGAGAGATCCCTAGGCAATCGACACAGCGACTTGCCGAAGCTAGTCAATTAGGATCGCCGAGGGGTAGCTCCAGCGTGTCGCCCTTTTTGGGGAGTACCTGATCGACCATTTTCACGTAGCGCTGCCACCCATGACCGCTCGCAATGGCCAGCCGCTGGAACATGATCAGTGAGTGGAGGTGCTGCGCCAGGAGTGGATGCCCGACGTCGTCGGATAGCCACTGATGAAGCTTGTTGCCGCGGACACCGTTTTCGTTCTTCGGCGTGCGCATCTCCAGCTCTGTCAGCACCCCCGTCCCGAGCCGGTCATACACGAGATCGCGCGTGTAGTGGGCAACCACGCTAAACCTGTTCTTCTTCATGCCAGGCCACGGCCAGCCTTTTAGCTTGTAAATGTTCTCGTAGAATTCATCCGGGAAACGCTTGCTCCACGCGGCTAGTTCCTTTCGCAGCACTACGTCCAGGTACTGCTGCAACGCATCGCGCGGTCGCACCTCCTGGTAGCCAGTGGCCTCGTCGACTAGCGCAATGATGCCCAGCTGAGAAAGGGCGCGTACGAGAACCTCAGCCTGCTGCGCTACCACCAACTGGGTGGCAGTGAGTGCTTGATCAACTCGTGCTCGTAGATAGATGTCGCAGACCGCGGGCAGAGCCTCGGCCCTAAATGCTTCCGACACCACTCCTTTCGTACTTCGTACTTCGGTCCCGGTCAAAATCTCCTTCAAGTCATTGTTTATAAAGGAGTGGAGATTGGCCGCCTCCAAAAACACAGGCAATTCGGTCCCGGCATACTTACGGCCGCGCCACGGTCTTTTGAGGGCCTTCATGATCCCGCGCGTGCTGATGTAGCGGTTGCCATCCTCCAGCACGTAGCAGGTGATCGGAACGCCGGCGATGGTGAGCGTCCCCTCATGAGTCGCTTTCTTCGCGCTGCCCCACCTGGCTTCCGCGGCCTTTTTCGCGATCTCCGAGCGCTTTGCGCTGGAAAGAGCTGTTGCCCGCGCCTTGCCGCCTGCGGACTGTGGGGTATCGGTCGAGCTTTCGTCGGTCATCGCAAGCACTCCGTCTCAAGATGCTTGCAGTATGCGCAAGCAAGCATGGTGAAGCAATATGCATGCAATTGGGTCGCAGTCCTTGAGACGGCCGGGCGTATCCTGCGGGCATGCTCCCTCCCGACTTCCGCTGGCGCTCGGTCGCCAGCCGCGCCGATCAACTTCCCGATGCCATCTACTGCGGCATGACGGAGGTGTTGCGCCTGTCGCAGCGCGTGGACGATAAGGTCTGGTGGGTCGAGGTGGACCGTCATCTTGACGACCAGCACCGCGGCCGCAGGATCTGCACCAGCTACGAGCAGGGGGTGATCGGGTCTGAGCTGTGGGCGGTCAGGCATCAGCAGCGGCTTCGCTTGGAGATCGATCAGCGCGAAGTGGCCCGCGCTGCCCAGCGAAAGAATCGGACTTGGTAGGCAGTCAGCCCGCGTTGCCTCCGTATCGGCGCGTGCGACCGCCGGCGGTGACAGTAGCTGCATGGATCAGAAGAGCATGGGCAAGGCGCGCTGGGCGCGCGCGAGGGCGGCTTCGCTATGGCAGCAGGCCGACGACCTGGACAGGAATCACAGCGGCGACTGGCGGGCGAGGGCGACTCGCCGACGCGGCGCTGACCGCCTCCGCGCCGAGGCCGCGCGGTTCGACGGCATCGCCAACCGACTGCAGCCCTTCGAAGACGATCAGGCCGCCTGA